CGTTATGCTTTCGAGTATCTCAAAGGTTGAATAGTATTGATTAACTCCGTTGCTGTCTGGGTTGCCTAGCGATGGATTATAAATTCGCGTATCAATCAATTGGTTGCTTCCCGTGTAATCCACCGCGTCAAAGTCATTGACGTAATACAAAAAGTTGTCCGTACTCCAAAGGTGTGTCGCCCGTGTGCGGTTCAAACATTGCAGCAGCAGCGTCGGCACATCTACCAAGCCCGTCGAATCGTGCTTAACATATTGCAAATTACCAAGGTCGTCGGCTGCTGTTAGGGTGTTCTGGATCGGCTGGTAATCGTATGGCCGTGTGACCTGCTCCGGATACAATACCCCAAACCAATACTTTGAATTCACCCCGTCCGGATCTTTGTACACGCTTACCGAAAACCGTAGTTCGGGCGTTGTGGTGAGCAGGTCCATAAAGGTTGTATGTATGCTGGTTTGTTCGGTAAGTGTGAACGTTAATTCACTACCGATAACGCCCTGCATCCGGTCTTCATTGTTGCCGGTGTATGTCAATACGAAGCCATCGGCACCGAGCTTAAACGTGCCCGCCGTGCCGGTAAAATCTGCATCGTGAATATTCACCCGATAGTCCGTGCCAAGGTCATCGGTAAATTCTGCGTATAGTCGTATTGGATCAGCCATCAGAATCCCCTTACTCGGTTTCGGTCGATTGCATTTCGCTCACTGGTTAGAAGTATATCGCGGCCTGAAATCTTGCCGGTCACCTGTACGCTTTGCCCGCCCATCATGCTCTGCAATTTATCTAGCGGTGCAATCACTTCAGGGTTATGCTGTGCGCCTGAGTACTCACCGACCTGCGCAATGACTGGCCCGCTTACGATGCCACCGCTGGCCATCTGTGGAATGCCAAAGCCGCCGCCTATAAACTTACCGAGTCCGCCCTTTACTAAACTACTGGCGGGCATAAGCACGGATAGAATGGCGAATTGAGCAATGAGCGAAGCCAGCTGTATTAACATCTGCTTTATCATATTTCGCATGACTTCCTCGAACGTTGCCGTGCCGTCAATGATGCTTCTGAATGTGCTGTCGATAAAGTTCGCCATGCTTTGCGCGATGCTGTTGATTTGGTTCTTTACAAGGTTCGTGCGCTCGATTACCTTATCAATATCCTCTTCGTCAAGATCTGCATCGTCTATAAATTCAATATCCTGAAATTCGAGATCAGCCTGCACGGTTACGGTTTCGGTTGGTGTTGGTGTTACCGTAGCACCTGCACCGCCGCCGTCTGATGCATTGAAATTTAGGTCAGGAATTAGATTGCTAAAGAATCCTACAACTTTATCCTTTGTTTTATCAAGGTCTTCTGTAGTTACAAACTCAACAGGATCTTTTGTTTTAGCGTCCTCAATTGCCTCAACAAAGCCATCATAAACATCCGCGCCCGCTTTCGCAGTGTCCTCTACAATTGTTTTGAAACCTTCTGTAAGTACGTCGCCCGCTGCCGCAAAGCCATCAGTAAAGGCGGTTTTTATAGCCTTAAACAACAAAGCAAATGCATCAACCACATTTAAGACCTGCCGTTTAACAATTGTAAACGCTGCAACAAATGCCTGTTTGAAAACTGCAACCGCAATCCGCAGTCCTTCGCTTTCGTTGTACATTGAGATTATAGCATTGATTGCATTGGCTAAAGGCTTCTTGACATCATCCCAAAAATAAAAGAACGCCGCAACCAATCCAGCAATAGCCAACACGACTAAACCAATTGGTGAAGTCATCGCGCCCCACATTTTCATTAATTGCTTTGGTAAGGTTTTACCTACAAAACTGCCCAGCAGCATAAACCCCTTTAATAATGACGGCAGTATGATAAGCAACGGGCCAAGCGCCGCCGCAATACCTGCACCGATTACCATAAATCTCTTAACCGCTGGGCTGAGGTTTTGGAATGTCGCCAGCATATTCTTTAGGCCATCAATGACCGGCGGCAGAAACTCCATTATAATCTTACCGAATTCCTCCTGCAAATCACCGAATGAATTGGCTAGCTGCTTCAGCCCACCCGTGCCGGCCTTCGCTGCGGCTTCTGCGGATCCTCCGTATTGCTTTTCCAGTTCGTCAAGTATAACGGTTTGAGCCTCGGCAAGCCTACCGGATTCCGTCAGGCTTTTAATTACTTGCTTTTGGTCTTCGCTGAACTGAATGCCCGACCGGCTTAAAGCGCTCAGGTTTGCAATCGGATCGTTCAACGCTTTACCCAATTGAATCGATGCGCTTTTTAGATCGCCATCTAATCGCGTGGCAAGATCCAAAGCAACGGACTGCGTGCGGGCAAACTGATCGCCGGCAATGTTCGTAAACGTCAGCAGCTGCGAAGTTGCATCCTTTAATATTTCCTCATCCCCGAATATGGTTTTCGTTTGCAGGTCGCTGGCCATCTGCTGCAACTGCTTAGAAGTATATCCAACGGTTGAACCGGTGGACTTCAAACCCGCCTCGACCTGTGCAATTGCTTTGGCCTGCTGGTCGAATGCTTTTACTGCTGTAAAGCCAAGCGCCGCAATCGGTGCGGTCAGCCCCATGGTCATGGACTTGCCGAGCTTCTTGGTGTTCATACCAAAGCGCTGCATCTTTTTCATAGATGAGCCAAGCGCCTTATCAAATTGCTTTGTTTGCGCTCCTATCGTTACGATTAAATCGTTCAGCTTTGCCATTGGTCTCTTTCTAGTATTCGCTGCCTAAGTTCTTCCTTGTTAAACTTACCGGCCTTGGCCTTTGGTTTCTCCCATGGAAATAGCATCAGGTCCTTTGGCTGCAATTTACGCCCTTTTTTTAGGTGGGGCTGCATGATCATAGAACCGAGCCACCGCGTGCGCTCCCACTCCATCCGCTCCCGTATCTCTTCGCTCTCTCGGTTGGCGTCAAGTGCTAGGCTGACTTCGCCGAATGTCATTGACCAAAACGCAGAAGGGGATAGGCGCAGTATGCCCATCCCCATCCGTATAATATCCGGCCAGCCAATCGGCTTGTCTGTGCCGTCTATGCTTTTTTTTCGCTGCTATATTCGCCGAGTGCGTCAAAGCATTGGGTGACGTGTTCCAGCGTTATGTGATCTTCGAACGTCATCAAATCCATATCGAAGTCCTGACCTTCAAAGCTGCATCCACATTCAACGCCGACGAAGCAAAGGTAGGCGCAGGCGTCTGCGCTCAGCTTTGACGGATCGGATAGGCTGAACACATTGACCTTGGTCTTACGTTCAAACTTCTTCAGCGCCTTCATGCTGTACCGCACTGGGTACTCCGTGCCGTTTACTTCAATCATTCAGCTGTCTGTGTAATTGCACCGGTCAATTCGAAAGTAGCTGAATAGGTTGCTGTGTCTTCTGTGCCACCTGACTGCTCAAGGCTAGTAATAAAACCGCTGGCGCTATAATTGAAATCTTCTCCAACGACTGGAGTAGCTTTCGCAAACTTTAAAGCCAAAGCCGTGCGATTGTCCAAGGCTGTAAACAGATCGGAAACGTCTTTGTTTGCACTGTCGTTGTAATCAATCAAACCGCTGACGCTGATTGATCCAGACTTTACACCACCGAGCAGTTCACGAAATCCCGCGCTGTCCTTTGTAGTGATGTCAATCGTTTCCATGTTTAAGGAAATCGAGCAATCTGTGGCCGCTGCGATCAGCGTGCTATCAATGTAAACTCCTAGTTCTGTACCGTTAAAAATGGCCATTTTATTCTTCTATTAAATCGTTATTATCTGAGTCCGTTTTTTTCTTTGGGGCGTCGAGGTATCCTTTTGCTTTTAGTTCTGCGGCAAAGTCAGAAGTAACTGACGGCGTTGCGCCTTTCTTCCAGTTGTTACCGCGTAGCTTGCACGCCTTTTGAATTGTGACCTTCATGGCTGCAAGTTAATCAATTTCAGGTTGATCTGGAAACCAACCATTTTCCTCCATGTATTCCTGTGTTCGGATCGTTGTATCGCTCGGCACGATATGGCCGAACGGGAACTTCTGATTCACTTGCACGTAACTGCTAAGGCTGTACCGCTCATCGTTCGAAAGCTCAGGGAAGCAAGCAACGAGGCGTTCGAGCGTTGCCGCTGGGTGTACGTTTATAAGATACTCGGTATCCACTTGCAACGCGTTCTGTACTCCGTCAGGGTGTACCACGATACCGAACACGGCAGAATCTACTTCCCACTCTGCTTGGATGAGAACGGGGCGAGAGATGTTGTACAGCTCGCGGGTGATTTGCTTTGCCCGTGCTTCGCTTGTCTGCGTGGGCGTAGGTAGTACTATGATATATCCGTTCATTAGAAGATGTCGTAAAACGTGTTGATGTTGGATTCGATGTTCGTGCGGTTGCTAGATTGGTCGGAGGTGTAGATAATGATTTCTTGCGTGTCCATCATGGCATAATTAAACGACCCATCTTGAAAACCGAGGCAAAAACCAGTCGTTCCAAACGAAAAATCTGCATCAATAAAATATAAATTCTGTCCGTTTATATCAGTCCATAAATCTGTTCGAGTTGTGGGGTATGACCAACTTGAACCATTTTTATGAGCTGAATTTATTGTTACGTTGTCTAGAATTGGGTAGTTCGGTGAGCTTTGTGCGGAAGCAAAAAAGTTGTCGGTATTTCTGTTGCCTATCCAAGTCGTCGCGTTTGTAGCAAATGAATTTATTGGGCGTGTATGATTCATAATGACAGTTCGGTCTCCGCCCGTAGTTATGTCGTATGCGCTACGCATTGACGCGTTCGTTGTTACTTTTCTTAATACTGGCTTTCCATTCTCTGTTTCAACACCGTCTGTACCGTCATATATCTTTGGCATTTGCCCCGTAGTAGTTTGTGTCAAATCGTTCGAGCCTGCTTGGTCATACCACTTCGACACGAACCCGTCGTTGCTTCCACAGTGAGCCGCCAGTGCAACCGTATCCAACTCACCGAATACATTGAACCCTATATCCGCGTAGCTGCTCCCGTTGTAAACCTCTACCGCGTCACCTGTGTATGCCGTGCGCATCAGTCGCAAAGAATAGCAAGCCGCCGCACCTGAATACGTGTCGAGCAGTGGCGTGTTTTGGGTGAAGTAGTCGCCTATGTTGGATTCGATGGACGCTATTGGGTTAGTAGATGACGCTGGATAAAAAATTAATTCCTGCGAATTGTACATCCGATAAGTTGAATTCCCACCGTAAGAATTTTGAACGGTTGAACCCTGAAAATTCAAATCTATATCAGCGTAAAAAAGACGCCTCATTGAGAAGTCGTCATATAAATTATTGCGAGTTCCAATAGTATACGAGTTTCCGTCTAATCGTGATGAAGACAACGTAAAACCTGCACCGCTACCGCTACTATTGTTACCATCTACCGCTATTAGGAAAAAATCGTTTGCATTTTCGCTTCCCAAAAAAACGTGGGGGGCGTGGGATTGCATAACGCTGAAAATCTTGTATGCGTCGGTCGATGTTATTGGTATGTCAAACGCCTCCTCTGTTGCATCTGCGGTAATCATTGCTTTACCGTTATCCTTCACAATCGCCCCACCCGTGTAAATCGTAGGTTCTTGTCCGCTTTGCGCCGTCGCTGTATTTCCGTTTCCTGATTGGTCCAGCCACTGATACACCGTGCAAGTCGTGCCCGTGCAGAACGAAATAATATCAGCCTCCGATATGTTGCCTGAACCGTCAAAGCCGATTGTTGTGGTCGTGCTATCCGATGCCCTGCGAATCACCATGCAGTCCGTTACGTTGCCATTCAATCGACGGGTTGAATAAGCCGCCTCGGCTCCGCTGCCATACGTCTCGTTTAACAAGCCCGTGAACGCGGGTGCGGCTGTTACCTCCTCCCACGATTGCGCTAAGGTAAACGGCGGCACGCCATAGGTTGCGCCGTCTTCGAATGCGTCAAACACGGCAACCGTATCCGCGTATGCTGTATCGTCCGCGAAGGTGTGAATTAGTGTATAGTCGCCTATTACATCGTCGTCACTGATGAAGCCCGTTTTGTGGTAAATCTTTCTTTTGATAACCTTGCCGGCTGTTGGTGTATCGGGCGAAGCGTCTATAAAAATTCCGTCGCCTTCTGACTTGACACTATACCCGCGTTCAAAATAAACACTAGGCATTTGCAAACCCGTTTCAACCTCATCTTCGAATCGGTTCGTATAACTCACCAACGATTTGAATGCGCCGGCTGTGGCGTCGTATATAAGCGCCTGATTACCTGCCGGCGTGCCAACGATTGTAACGTCGCTCAAGTCGTTTAAATCCGTAGGTACGGCGCTTGTATCGGCCTTGGCGTTTAGCGCTGTTTGCGTGGCTGTACTTACCGGCTTATCCGCGTCGCTGGTATTGTCGACGTTGCTAAAATCTGCGCTGTTTGCCTTGGCGCTTAGTGCCGTTTGCGTGGCCGTGCTTACCGGCTTCGCTGCGTCGCTGGTGTTGTCTACATTGCCTAACCCCACTTCGCTTTTAACGATGCTGTCGTTTGTCCATTCGCTGCCGTCGTACTTTAGAAGCTCGCCCGTTTCCGGTCCGCCCTGTCCAAATTGTACATCTGTCAATTGCCCCAACTCCGTCACGCCGCCCGCGTCGTCTGCCGGTTGCCATTCCTGTACCGATGCATCGTAGGCAAGTACCTGCCCATCTGTTACGCCTGATACGTCAACGTCGTACAGGTCGCCAATCTTTGCACCCGTTACCGGTGTACCCTGCGCTATTGTAAAATCATCGCGCTTTATTCGAAATGTAAACGTTAGCACTTGAGCAAAGCGGCGTGGCGCGTCAATGGTGTCTATGTCTACGTCATTGAATTGTACGCTCTCCACGTTCACGCCGTTGTATGTGCCGCTAACACGATCCAATGCACCGCGTACTTTGTCGCCTAGATCAGCAGCCAGCGCATAGGTATCCGCATAGCAAAGGAATTCAAAGCGTACTTCGTCCAGCTTACTTGGCCCGTCGTGCGTGTCTTCCGGCGCTACGCTTTGCAACTGATAAACGATGAACGGCGTGGCCGTTTCCTGCTCTGCTACCTCTGGAAATACTTTGACCCCAACAATGTCGGTGACGTCTGTGTTTTGCGTCAGTATTACGTACGCGGCTATTCCTGCATTCATTTCTTTTTTCCTTTTGCTTTCGCTGCTTTGCGAATTTGAAACTCGTATTTTTTGCGCATCTTCGTGAGCGCCTCGCCCCGCTTGTTTGCAATCGACCGAGTAAATACGCCTTTGTTTCGGTTGTTGCCTTTTACATACTGGTCATCACCTTCCACGATGTTAGCAAACCATCCATCCCCGTCTTTTGGTGCGCGTTTACCAGCACGCGGCCCAACCCAGTAAGTGCTTTTCTGTTTATCAATGAGCCAAACCTTAATTGATCGGCGCAGCGTACCCGCCTTAATATCAAAGCCACCTTTACCACCTCGACGGATCCGAATAGTTTCGCGCGCGTCGACAATGTTGTTCAGCATCTCATCCTTGTAAATCTTACCTACTGCGCGATGAATCTGCTTTTGTATTTTTGGATTGCTAACCTGTTTGCGCATCTGCTCAAATTGTTTCATCAGCGGCTTTATGTCTGCGCCGATTCCTTCAAAGCCAACCTTACCTCCTTTCTGCTCAAGTGATCCCTGTGCCATGTGTTCCCGTTATTTCGCAAAGTAGAATAAGCTGGTCATTGCGCCCAACTTCCTCAATGCCTTGGATGGTGTAAGTGTTGCTGTTGTAGATAACGCGGTCCGCTGGATTTATTGCCCGCGTGTCCGTGCTGCTGCGGATCTTAAACCGTAGCCGCTGCACCGGCATATCCTGATCGCCGGTAAGCTTTTCGGCCATGCCTTCGCCGGCCTTCATCAGTTCAGCCCATACGGTCACCAACGTAGACCATGACGGCACGCGCTCACCGTAGGCGTTGGTGCTGGTAGTGTAGTTCTGCACCTCGATTCGTCGGTCGCTTTGTCCTATCCTCATACTGAAGTGATAACGCGGTAAGGGTTTAAGATAGCGTACAGGCCAAGCGGTAACGTGGTTGCAATCGTACCGGCTACGACTGGCTGCCGCTGCTCGTACAGGTGCGCCACCATCCAACGAATAGCGGTAATGAATGGCTTTGGTATATCGGCCTCTGGGTATCCTACATTCATGTTTACCTGCACCGCGTTAAATGTGTCGTCATAAAGATCCGGCACGCTGTCAAATGTGATCCGCGCGGCTTTGGTTTTTATATCGGCCCACCACTTAGTTGTCGCCAGCGTCTGCGTGGCGTTCGCCGTGTCCTTGTACTGCACTGAAGCAATGGAGTTGACCGGACCAATAGGCAGACGGACGTTGTAAAAAAAATCAATGTAGCCCACGGCAGTAACATCACCGAGCCGCGTATTGCAATAATCCTCAACCCACGCAATGGCTGCATCTCGGTAAGCTTCTATAAGTGTATCCTCGTCTGTGTGATCCACTCTCAAATGTTCTTTAAGCTGTGCCACGGTTATAATGCTGTCGAGGTCGGGCGTGCCTGTTATTTCTACGGTCATCATGTCGCTAAAATACGGACAAAAAAAAGAGGGGCCGAAGCCCCTCCTTTCCAATGAAATAAACCTAACCAAACTACTGCTGCAAAGCTGTTGCCGTTGACAAAGCTTTTGGCTGTCGCAAATCGAAGTCAAAGAATCGGTTCACGTGCAAAGCAATCTGTGCATTACCTGCGTTGCTGTAAGGGTCAATAAGCAAATCTAGCGAACCAAAATAAGCAAGAATAGCGCCCTGTGCGAAGTTTCCGAAAATCATTTGCGCGGCTGCTGTTGTGCCGTCTGCTAAGAATCCATCTACCAAGTAAGGTGTTGCAACTGCATTGTACATATTGAACTGCCCAGCATCCCACAAAGCATTCACTGCGTTTACCTGCGCCAATGCTTTCGAGTTTACGTAAGCGTTTGGACTCATAACATATGAAGCGCCTGCAAGGTTTGCACCCTGTGCAAGGGCCTGCGATTCCATGAGATTAACTGTTGCAGCTGTTAATACCGCGTCTGCGGTTTGCGTTTGATTAACGGCAGTTGAAGCCATGATAGTATCAAAGCCGTAATCATCAATGTAAGCATTCATCGCCGCGGCCAACTCGTTAGCAATAAGCGAATCAACCTCTGCACCTCCTTGCTGAATGAGGAGTTTTGAATACTTAGTATTCGCTGCAACTCGCTGAGGAGTCAAAGAAACTTCATCCATTTCCATGCCTGAACCTGCATCGGCTGAAACTTCTGTTTCATCTGTACCTGTGGCCTTCGCGCTTACACGTGGAAACTGCAAGTTGCCCGTAGCGTTTCGAATTACTGTTGTGCCGAGTCCTTCCAATACGGTAGGGGCGCGAAGTGCTTCGATTGCAGCAGGGACAACAGTTGGAACGAATCCTGAACCGTCGCCGCTTCCTGCTTGGAAGTCGTCAGTACCTCCAGCACGCAAAGCGATTGAAGGAATTGCCACCTGTCCAGCAGACTGCAAACCCTGTGAGCGCATTTCTTTAGCGGCTTCTTTTTGCCACTCTGCTTCTGCACCTTCCAAGCTGCGGCCGTTTGCAATGGCACTGATTGCACGGCTTAGGGAAAAAGAACCGTTCACGCGCTCAACTTCGCGTTGCTCGGATGCGCCAGCTGTACCGCTCTGCGCCATTCGTGCGACCATATCCTGCTCACGTGTCTTGTGCTTGATTTTTACATCAAGGTCCTGCATCATGCCGTCAAGCTTGTCGCATCGTTCTTGTTCTGCTTCTGTCATAACGCGGCCCTCTGAGTCCGCCTTTTGGCCAATAGCTACGAATTCTTCGTAGTTCGCATTGCGCTGGCCTTTCAAATCGTTTAAAGTCATCTTAGTAATGTTTTGCGTAAAGTTACGCGGTTCTGTTTTTATCGTTGCAGGTTCTGCGCGTTCTTCCGTTTCCGGTTCTGCTGCTACCTGTTCTTCCTTCAATTCCTCCACTTCCTGCGCCGCCGCTGCCATGTTTCGCGCGTATACTGAGGTTGTAGCTGCGGCCGGATATGTCACGGCGCTCGTGTCTAATAACCTGCCAACCTTGGTAATGGTTCGCGTGCTGCGGTCTTCGCTCCATTCGTCCGCCTCGATTGTAAAGGCAAAAGAACTTTGTGATATATCGCCGCGCTTAATCAGCTTGTAAAGATCGCGCCCGTCCTGCGTGTCGGCAAGTGCCGCGCGATACTTCAAACCTTGCTCGTCTACGCTCAGTTCCAGCGTGCCGTTTGTAGTTCGTGCCAACGGTGCGCCGGTATGGTTAAGCAAAAATCTAACGTCGTCTTCCATGACGCCATCAAATGCGCCACGTGCTACGGTTTCTTTGAAGTATCCAAGATCATACTCTACATCAAAGTTGCTTGCATAGCCTTCGACTACCAAAGCATCGTCGCCAGCGGCCCGCACTTCTGCCGTTCGCAGTTCTACGTTCTCACCGTACTGGCTGCGCAGCTCATCGGTGCGCTTATCTTCTTTATTGTCCATTGTTCTGTGTTTCTGAAACTTTATCCGAATAAGCGCCTAGCCTATCCAGTGCAATTTGATTAACTGCAACCGTATGCGTATCGCCTCCGGCCGTTGGGTTTAGCTCTTCCTTGCCCCGTACTTCGTTAATGCTTAGCACGCCGTTGTTGAGCATCTTCGTGTAGAAGTCTGCACGGCTCTGCATATCGCCACGGTATAAATCGTTAAGGTTAAACTTGCTGTATATCTGTGGCCGCTCGCGTGACTGGATCAGCTTGCGATCAATCTCCTGTTCGATGCGCTTGGCCCATGGTGCAATCGTGTGCCGTGCGAATTGCAGGTTTTGCTGTTCGACGTTGTTGTATGTTGTTTGGCTTTCGAGCTGTACCAATGTAGGCGGCACGCTGAAAATGCGGCATATCTCTTCCGCTTGGAATTTACGCGTTTCGATAAACTGCGCTTCGTCGGGGCTAATGCTTATCCTTGAATACTTGAATCCAAACGGCAGCAGTTTCGTGCCGGCCTGTTGTGCAGCCTTGTTCCAACTGCCTTGAATTATATCCATCTGCTCCTTTTTCAAAGGCTGGTCGCTGGATAATATCCCCGTCATTTGCCCGCCGCTTCCAAAGTATTCCGCGCCAAAGTCCTCGGCTGCTTTCGCTAGTCCTAAATTCTCACGGTGCAAACGGATGGGCGACTTCCTTTGAAGGTTGCAAATCTCCAGCATATTCTCCGCCTGCACGATGCCCACGTTTCGCACGCTGTAAACCATTTGGCCATTTACGGTCTTGCGGTCTACGTCGTAAATATCTAAGCACACCAAACTTGTAACGTACCCACGGCCATCGCGCTCGATGAGTGCATAGCCCACGCCGTTAATTACTGCATTGCTTATAATGGTTTCCCAAAAGTCGAAAGCTGTTTGGTATTCGTTGGGCTTGTATTTGATAACGTCATAAGCTGGGTGAACATTCGCGGGTTCTATCTCGCGGCCTGTGCGCTCGTATACCTCAAGATCTAAACTGGCCAACGTGCTGGCAATCTTATACACGCAAGCGTAAACCGTGGAAATGGTTAGCGCTGTATTCTCGTTGATGTTCGCACCGCTAACCGTAGTGCCGTAAATGCCTAGGTCATTCGCCAAGGTCTGAGAATCGTACTTACCTACGCGATACCTCAAAAGCGCATTTAATCTGTCGCGAAGTGTTGCCATATGGGTTGCAATTTACTACAGGGAAATTATATCGAAATTCTGCTCTGTCTCCTGTGGCGTCTTCATGTGTTCGCCAATGCCCATGACCATGGCCACGATCGGGTCAATCTTGCCGCCGCTCTTTTGTTTGTCGGCTTTTATGTTGCCCGCCGGATCCATTTTCAACTCGACGTTTCCAAGCGCCCAACGCAGGACCGGATCGCCATCGTGCCACACCTTGCCCGTTCTTATTAGCACCTCCAGTTGTTTGGTGGGTGACGACATAGAAACAAAGCCCTGACCGAATGGCGTAAGCGGCACGCCATCATCTACCAAGTCGATTGCAATCTGCGTGCTGTTGTATCTGTCGAAAGCAATCTTTTCTATTTGATAGTTATGCATGAGGCTGCTGCCGTCCACTTCCTGACCGTCGGGCCTATTCATCACGCCGCTGACTAGCCGGCGGATTGCCGCGTAGTCCGTTACGTTGCCATCTGTTATGTAGAAGTTTGGAAGATCTAAAAAGGTCCGGTAGATGTGCGACGGATCGCGATCCAGTATATTGTCAATGGTATCGCTTGGCATAAAGTAATGGCCGCGCACATGGTAGCCGTCGCCGTCAGGGTATACCATTACCAGCGCCGTCATATCGGAAACGCTTGCAAGGTCCAACCCACCCCAACAAATCCGCCCCGTCAAATCTTCCTGTCGTTCGTTGGCGCTCCATATCTCATCCTGTATCCAAGTCTTTGAAGCGGTCACCCATTTATTCAGGTGCTTGGTTTTAAATTCTACCTCACGCGATCCGCCGAGGTTAATGGCTTGCTGTAACTGTGACTCCAATAGCTGCGGGCGTAGCGCCACGCCCAACGATGGGTTAGCCTTTATCCATGTGCTGGAGTCCGTCCAATCGTCATCTTCGTCCAGCTCATAGATCAACGCAAATTGTGCATCGTCGTGCTTTACACCGTCGAGTATTTCCTTGCAGGTCTTTTGCATTTCGTAGCATGGCGATTCACGGTTAAAGCCTGCCGTGGTAATGGTAAGGTGTAACGGGTTACGCCGCGCTTGCATACCTGATCGCAGTACGTTGGCCACGCCATCGGTTGGGTGCGCGTGGTATTCGTCAATTCCTGCAAAGTGTATATTCAAGCCGTCGAGTGTGTCGCGCTCGCTGCTCAGGTAGGTGCATCGCGCTGAGAGCGTTGGCGCTTTAATATCGTGCTTGCCTGCTCTTAAGTGTCGCCTGAGTTGCGGCGAGATCGAAACCATCCTTTGCGCTTCGTCGAATCCGATTTTAGCCTGATCCTTTTTCGTTGCTGCAAAATAAACCTCGGCAGCTTTTTCCTGATCAAAGAAAAGAGCAGCGAGCGCACAACCCGCCATAAGTGTCGTCTTGCCATTCTTGCGAGCCACAGTAATATATGCATAATTGAAGCGTCTTGTACCGTCTTCACGAAACCACCCGTAAAGATTCCACAATATAAACTGTTGCCATGGAAGCGGATCAAACGGCTGACCATCCCATTCGCCTACCGTGTGCCTGATTGCCCGCTGAAAAAATGTAATGTAAGCCTGTGCAGTCTTTGGCTTAAATTCTAAGCCGCGTTCTTCTGCTGTGTCTAAATCTGTAAGGTATCGCTGGCACGCCTTGGCAACGTATTTGGCGGCTAGTGTTTTGCCGGTAACAATATCGAGCGCGTACCGATGCGCTACACTGTCAAGCATCTTTAAACGTAAGGAGCTGCTCCAGTTCGTCGTCCATTTCAACCTCGACTTCTATGCGCTTCCTTGCCGCTGGTGTCATACCTAACTCCTTCAGCACTACCAAATATTTTGATCGTGATTCAACTAGCATTTGATGCTCAGGCCGGTGCTTCGTCATCGTGCCGCCGTCACGGTTTTTGAATTCGTAGGTGTAACCTTTTTCGTCAATCAGGCTTTGCAGCTCACGGACCTCAACCGCTAGGCAGGCCGCCATTGTTAAAAGGTCTTCATCTAATTCGCCAATGTGTCGAGCGCTGCGCAGTGCGTTTTTTATGCGCTTGTATTCAAGCTTTTGCGTCTTTGTCAGTACGTCCATGCTCAAAGGTAGCGCCAAAACCCAAAGAAAAAAATGAAATATTTCGCCATGGATACTACGGCGATGCAGGCGCTTTTTGCTCAGGTTTTTGCAGGGGGCTACCCCCCGTGGGCCTCGCGCCCTGATTTGCTTGCGTGGCATGGTGTGCATAGGCTCTGCCAGTTGCTTACATCGAAGAACTCGGCCCCTTGACGTACTGGAATGACGTGATCCACCACGTTAGCAGGCCCGCCGCATCCAGTGCATTCGGGATTGTTCTTAAGAAAGGCCAGCCGGCTCTTACGCCACGCGTTTGTCCAGTACCTGCGATCCTGTGGCGTGTCTCGCTTGCGTCCTTTGCGCCTCGGATCGGGCGTCTGCTTGCGTGGTATCGTAGGCATTAGATATAAAAGTAACCGTAGTGGCCTGTGAGTTCATACATCTCGCGGCTGATCCGCTTAAACACCTCCCACCTGCAACCGTATCCAAGCTCTTTAATATTGCTCACCATGCGCACATCGAGCAACTCATTGCGCTCGGCTCTCAGCTGGTCATACCTTTGCCTTTGCTTTCGGTTTAGGCTTGACCGCTTTAGTCTCTGCGTACCTAAGCGCCTCGGCTCTGTGATAGTCGTATAGGTGCTGTAACTCTGATACCGTGAACTTTCTACCTCGGTCCGCTTGTCGCATAAGCTGCGCAGTTGTTCCGGCGTTTTCGCTTTCAATACGGCAGCCAAAAATCCATTGTTCTCCTTGTCGGTGAATATTGCAGGCATAGCATTGCGGCTTAACGTTAGATTCTTCCCACCTAGTAGCCATGTGCCTTCTGCTGAGAAAATGCCCAGCGTGTATCTTAGATGCGTGATGCTTTGCGTTGCAGGTGTAACACGTACAGTTTCCGCGTAGATCTGCCGCTTTCCATCGGATGTGCTTGCTAAACCACTCATCGACCTTTTTCTTTAGTTGTGCGTGCGTCTGCTTCTTTGCCATTGCCGTTGATTGCGTCGCTAATGTAGTCCTTTAGCAGTTCGCGTTCACGCTTGCGGTTTTTGTATTCGGTTGACTGCTGCACCATGTGCCAGTTGGCCCGTAGCTTCCTGCGGTACGCCTCGCGCTGGGTTGTATAATGCGTTTCGCACATCACCCAAAACGCTTTTGTGTGTTCTGTTACACTTGGATGCGCTGAGAACGTGCCTCGGTTGTTTATGAAGTATTCGCGTTCGATGGGATGCGGCTTGTAACGGCTCGCGCATTCCGCGCCATATACCTCTGTGATTGCGTACCTGCGTGCGTCCATCAGGTCGAGCCAAAAGCGTTCAATTTCAGTCATTGTGTGGATATTGCTTTTTGAAGTGTTTCAGTTCTTTTTCTGCGTCATATCCTGACATTTCCGCAATCATCTCCATATATGCGTGTAACGAACGGTCAACATATTGCGATAAAGTCATATCAAACCAACTTGCCTGCGTTTCAAGTATTGTACGCATTTGCCCAGTAGTTTTAAATTTAATTTCGTGCATTGAATCGTCAAGCATATGCATCAAATCCTTTTGTTTTTTATAGTTGTTCATTGTTCTTGCTTCTGTCGGTTCTCCATCTCCTGTCGCTCTGTGTACGTTAGGCGGTTCTCTCCTGCCATCCAATCAGCTGGGTGTACCCTTGACGCTATTGGGTTGACCTCTGTGGCGTATTCGGGCCGTAAATGCCGCATTGCTTCCTGCTGCATCCGTTCCGCGTATTTCCGTTCGTTCTCGCGGATCGTCTGAATGATTGGTTGCTTCAGTTGGTCGTATTTGGTGAAGCAATCCACGAACTGCGCTAATTTAAGGCGCTCGTAGTACGGTCCAAAGCTCTCTTTTGCCATCATATACAAGCACAGGCGCCAGTCTTCCAAAGTGAATGCCGGAAATTGCTGTACAAGCTCGTTCACGGTCATTGCAATGTGCGCCGGCTCGTTAAGTGTCTTGTTTGCGTCTATAAAGTCCACGCAGCGGCTGATCATACCGACCAGCGCCGCCCGTGTAGCGCTTTCGTTGACAATTAGGGCCGTTTTCACGTTTGTGCCCTCAAAGCACGCCGCCACTGTCAGGCGCGATACGTCCAGTTCTTGCAAATTGTGCAAGCTGTTCGCGGTTGACGTCTGTTTTAAGGTTTGCCGCTCTGCTGGCGTTAGTTCTGCCGCCTGCGCGCTGTTTAAATACAAGGCCTTTGTATCCGTTTGCGATACTTCTGTGGATCGCTTCAATGGCGTCCGTTTGGTTGTTGTACTCATTTTGGAGTTGAATTAGTGCCCTTTGTTCACTTTTGGGCGATTTGTACGTAAATCGGTGATCTGTTTTTTTGTACTCCAGCCACTCAGACCATGCGGCTGTGAAGGCTTCTGTTTGCCATGGAAGTACTATCAAAAAATTTTCTTCCTTGTTTTGTAGTGTTTTAGTAATATGTTTTGTAAGTTCTTTTGTACGTGTCCGTTTGCGCCCACCCCCCTGTCCGTTAGCACCCACCCCCCTGTCCGTTTGCGCCCACCCTAAAGTCCGTTTGTACCCACCCTGTCCGTTAGCGACCACCCCCCTATTGAGGTGGCCGCTTTGGATCAGTCTGTAAATAATCTTTCGTGTGCGGTCTTCGCTAATGCCGAGCGCCTCGGCTAGTTTGGCGTTGGTCATGAAGCACGCTTTGCCATTCTCCGCGAAGCTGGCAACCTCGGCCAATAGAACGCGATCCATGGGCGCGAGGTCCAGCGTCCAAATCTCTATCGGGATCCATATGCCGGTGCGCTTCATTTTAGCTCGTCAATTGGACGTAAATCACGCAACTCAATTTTAAACGCGTCGGCTGGTTCTGTGTAATATTTACCGTCTTTATCGCCTTTCCGCACTTGGTAAAACCGTTCGTTGTACAAATAGCGATCAATCCAACCAAGTAAATAAGCGCCGTGCATTAGTTTTTTTGGGTTGTCTGCGCGTTTCATTACCTGCATAAATAAATACACGTCGCAAAGCTGATCAGCGTTTGAAGCATAAACACAGGCCGCAAAATTTGGATCGGGTAATCTATTCCGCACCTTTGTTTTTACTTCTATACGTTTACCATTGCGCTGCAAGTCATACTCATAATTGTCAATGTTTACCGCCTTTAAATACTTCATTGCTGCGACCTGACCAACATAACCGGCGTACTTACTTAATTCATTGTTGCCTGTATGATTGTTTTTCATTTTTGCCTGTATTACTTCCTTGCCTGTTTCGTATGCAAAGGCCATTTCATGGGTTGTAAGCTTTTGCCATATCATTTCGGGCGGTTCTCGTTTATCTGCTCTATTGTTTCCGCCACTGCGTCGAATAGCTGCAACGGCTCGACATCATCCAACTGTATGATCTGACCGCTGTGCTTCAATATGCCGGACGGGTTACGAAAGCAATAATTTTCAATGGTTCGCCGGCTTACGTCCAGTTCCACGGCGCACCGCTCAATTGTTGTGTAGTGTCGCTTTATAAACTCTCTGAGATTCATGGTATTCGGTTTTGATTTCGTAGCGGATCCCCTTGCTTTCGAGGTCGTCAATGTATTTGCTTGCGCTGCCATAGTTTTCAAATTTTACGCTGCTGTTATATGCCGGTACTTTGACGCAGTAGTAAAGCCTATCAAAATGGGAAGTTTTGGCCATCGGGTGCAGGTTGTTGGGTTGGTGCTGAATCCTTCTTCCAAGATTCAGGAGTCCTTAATTGTTCAACTATTTCATACTTCCAAGGCACTAGGGACATAAAGACGCGCATGGGCTGCGTGTCATCCTTTTGCCATTCGCTGCCGCGCACGTTGCAGCGTGCTTTGATTGTCTTGCCTTCAGGCAATGCGACGGCCTCGTCTACGTCGTCTTTCAGAAACTCCAGTGCTAAGGTTTGCGGGTATTTACCGTCTTGTATTTCTACGTGTACTTCGCACTTCCTGAAGCCGCTTTCGAATTCCATCGGTTTGCAAACGCGCTTAATTACTCCTTCAATTATCAATTCCATGTTTTTTATAAGATTTAGTGAATTCTGTTTGCGAGCAGTTCGGCAAATCGATTGCACGCAACTGGTTTAATTTGAGCCGCTCAAATATCTCACGCCAGCGGCTTGGCGTTGGGTTGGTGTCTATTATTTCATCCTCTAAGCCGTCGTCGTCGTCCTTCATTGTGGACGTACTCAGCAGCAGCAAAGCATAGTCTTTGACGTCTTCCACGTGTGCGGCTTGGTCAGCCTCTACAGCATCAAAAAACTCGTCAAGGCTATTCATCTATTTCGTCTTCGCCGTATACAATACCGCCATAACCAGTAAGCTTCAAAATGGCACGTGATAAGGCGCGTTTTTCCGCCATGGCAATCGGGTAAGGGTTTCTGTTATTTGCTTTGCTCGCCTCGCCATACGTTTCTACCTTGCCTATTTCGCATTTTGCGTACGCTTTAATGCAATATTTTCCTTCTTTGGGGTCTGAGTATTCCGGCACGGTAGAAAAACGAACCTCGGCCTTTATTTTGGCTTGTAAGTGTTCGACGCCTCGGCGCGTCATAATGACAAAGCCGCGCGGGTCTTTGTGGAAGTGATCCGGATGCATATCGTATTTTGCGGATAGCGCCCGCAGTTCGTCAGTGTTATTCATTGCTCAAAGGTTAAAGGTGTAACGTCGTAATTGATGAATGGCGCGTATCCGGATGCGAATCGCAAGCTGCTAAGGTTGTTTGTGACGGGCACATCTACCACCACGTTAAATTGTTCTTCGATCATATCCATGACGCGGCTGGCTTTCTCTCGGTGATTGGTTTCGTTTATGCCGTCTATTGCGATCAGCATATAAACGCCTTCACCCATGCAGCTAATGCCACCAGCCACCACGTACGGCGCGGCCTCCATATCGCGCACCACGTTTTCCGGATCAAATCCAGCGCTTTGGTGTTTGCCGTCAATGTCGATTTGCACTAAACCGCTATGCTTTTGGATCGTGTCCTGTCTGCGGTTGTAAAATACACCGTGCGGCATAATCGCCGGCAGTTGTTTTTTGCTGTAATCGTTTATCATGACATCGGGCCGGACGTGTTCGAGCCATTCGATGAGGTAGACCATTCGCGTCTCGCGATCAAATGCCCCACGGCAGGAACTGACTTGTATTGTTTCGATATTCATCGCTCACGGTTTTGCTTTAGGTGCATTTTCATTTTGTCAATCAGGCGCAGAAACTCACGTTCCTCGGCTAGGTCTTGCTGCCATTGATTGAATGACTGCGGTGCTGTTACTTGTACGCTTGAGCGCACGCAAATAGGTCTTTTCATTGGTCTAGGGTTAAATCTTGTTGTTTGTCGTGTTGTTCGTCGGCCTCTTCGTAGTAGTCGCGGCCTTCGTCTTCGTCGTCTGCTGGGTAGTCGTATCCTTCGCGCCACATGGTAAAGAGATAAAGCCCCGCCCGAAGGCAGGGCGTTGAATTCAAATTGCTTTTGCTGCAAGCTTTGCAATAACTTCTAAACCTTCAGCGCTGTACATCATGCGCTTTGTTTTTTCAACTGTTAAGCCTTCATCATAACAAGCGTCTGTAAATTGCTTACAAGCCGCTTGAATTACTGCGGTCATGTTTACGTTGCTAAGCTCCTGTTTTGCTGTTTCTAAGTTTGTCATGATAGTGTTGTTTGCGTTTGTCATGGTGTAAAGATACGCAACTTATTTCGTTACGCAAGCTTTTTCGTGAAATATTTTCAATTTTAACATTTGGGCACAAAAAAAGCCTCCACGTTTGGAGGCTCTTTAAATTATCTCTATGTAACAAACTAGGAAACAACCCTAGCGGCTAGGGTTAGTCATTTTTTCGCGCTTCTCTGCGTTCCTTGCGCCGGTCGCTTACGATTGCGCTTATTAGCGTGTCAAGCCATCCGAATACCTTGTTATCTGCTTCCGTTGGCGTGAGATTCACAATAACCTTCACGAATGCCATGATAGCCAAAAGTATCTCGGCCCAATATGTCTGTATCAATTCTCCCATGATGTAAAAATTTAGTGCAAGGTATTAAAGCGGCATCAAACAATTGATAGCCGTATGTCCACCGATAACTACGCCACATCCTATCGCCTGCTTTTTATAGTGCTTAGCATATGCCGCTGCATACGTTTCGCGGTCAAGGCCACAACCTACTTGCATACCGAATAACTTGGTACGATTGCCAACCATCCATTCCACATAGGCCTGTGTATGTATATGACCCTGCACCGTGCTTTGTAGGTCGTTCTTTGCCTTTGTGCGGGCTGTTCCACCTTCACCGTGTACGTACTGCACGCCATCGTACTCAACGCGCTCGCGCCAATTCCATGAAGTGCCCAATACTTCATTAAAGGACTTAATCCAAACGCTGGGAATAGATGAGCTGAACGCCCTGCGCATTACCACGCGGTCATGGTTTCCTATAATGCAATCGGCCACCGGAAAAGCTATGCGCCATTTTTGCAGGTCTTCAATTGCGCGTTCTAACTCCGTCCTTGCGCTTTCCCCGTCTGGGTCTGTTTCGTGCCTGCTGGTGGCGTGTGAGTCGATGAGGTCACCGATGAAAATAACCTGATTGCACGCGTACTTATCATAGGTTTCAAGGCAAAACTCAAAATATCCTCCCTTCTCAAATGGGCAATGCAGGTCACCTATTACAAGCACTCTACGCTCTTTGTTGCGTAGGAAGTCCAGCGCTTTTTTTTGCTGGGCTGTGACTCGCGGGCGTATCGTGTTAATCATAGAGCCACACTAGGTCTTCCGTTTTTCCGTCATCGTCGTCCACATGGATAAACGTGCGGCCTATACCGATGCGGTTGAATCCCGCGTCATAAAGTGCGCCCAAAATATAACCCCGTGTACGTTCATCTGAGCAGCTAATATCAGCCGCCAAGCCTTTTAAATGTGAACTGCTTTTTTTCCCTCCAACGGCTCGGTTGTGAGAGCTGCACCGAACGCCCGACGTGATAACAAAGCTTACGCCCGCTTTGTGGCGTGCGTCGTCCAGCATTAACAAAAAATCCAAATCCATCACGTCAATCCCGAGGCCCTCCAAATTAGTGCGGCATTTCTTGCACTTGCAATCGAATTCTTCGTATCTAAAATATCTCAGTTCCATATTATCGAACAGGCTGCGACAAAGATTATAATATCAGCAACATCAGCACGGCCATATTCGCGCGCCTTATAAGTTGCGTTCACCATTACCGTCGCTAATATAATCCAAATCATTTTTGCAGCTTTGCAAGCATTAACTCGATTTTGTGGACGGAGGCCAATAGTTCCTTCATGTCGCTTTTAATTTCGTTGCTGTCAATTTCGAGCTGGATGACGCGGCTTTTGAGGCGTGCCACCGTGCTGTTGAGGTTCACCCATACACCTACCAAACCCGCCACCACCGGCGCAACCATTGCCACAAATTCCCATTCCATCACTTTTCTTTTTTCTGTATTATATACCAGTTCGAATTGTGGCACAAGATAGTGATGCCATCATAAGCTCGGTTGAAATCATAGGACGTTGCGCCGTCGATAGTTACGCCTGAATCCCCTGTATTAGGTCGCAGGCTAACATACTGGTTTGCGGCTATTGTGCCATCGCTATGAAACTGGATGCTGCGCCCTTCGTTATCTGCAACCAGCGGCAAATAAATAATGCTTGCACCGTTGCCGCCTTGCCACGTGTTCATTATCATATAATCAATCGGCCGCACGTTGTACGTTGTGCCTGTTCGATTGGTTACTGTGGCGGTTCTGTACTGCACGCGTGAGCCGTAACTGTCTTCACCAATCAGCAGCGTCCTATTCAGCGCCTCCGTTGCACCTGTCACGCCTAAGCTAGGATTGTGGGTTATCGGATCAACCACGTCGATGGCGTCGCCTATGGCCGTTGTAACGGTCGAAGCATCTCGCGAAACAAGAAACGCCTCTAATTCGGTTTCGATGGATCGCGCTGTGAATGTAAGTTGGAATAGTGCAAAGTCGCCAACTGTGTCGTCAAGCACTTGCCACATTTTTAAATTGCTTCCGTATACCGTGCCGCGTTGTATCGGTGTGCTAATTCGCTGGCCTGCTAGTATCTCCTGCACGCCAAGCCGGTTGATGCCTACGCCTGTACCCGTGTAGTTTAAACTTTGCCATTGGGTTACCGGTACGGCATTGACGCCCACAATGACGCGTATAACCCCGTCGGCGTTCTGTGTTTCACCGTCACCAAACAAGCACAGGCCTTGGTCAATCTCGCCGCGTGCCGTGTCGCTGTTGGTAGCTGTGAAAACAACCTCATCGCCTAGCGCATTATTGCCTAGGAGGTCAGCACGCAATACCACGATTTGAAAATCTGCTGCCGATGTGCTTACTAGGTTACTATCGAATGCGCCATCGTCATCAATGCCGACAATCGTCACACTTAAATCCATTCCGGTCTGATCACTTGGTAGCGCTGGCGTATTAATCACAATCGGCATGGTAACTTCACCGCCTTCGTTCCTGTTGAATACGTAGCTAACGACTTCATAATATTCGGGCGTTGCCGTCCATTGTGGCGTGCTGTAAACGTGCGAAGTGTATTCGAGTACGCCCTCATCTAAATCGCCAAGTTGGAAGTCTAGCATTGTTTCCGTAAACTGTGCATCCCGTTGCAGGTACTGCGTGCCAACCTTAACAAGGAAGCGAAGCATTACCCGCGCCACAATATCATCTCCCGTCGCTACGCCGTCGCCGTCATATTCATAATTGAATGTGCCAGTGATTAAAAACTCTGTGTCCTGCAAGTAATCTATATCGGTATCCTCTAACGTGTTGCCGAATTCCGTTTCGGTATACAGGTTGTCATAGATCAGCGGATAGTTGCCATTGTATTTGCGCGTGCGCCGCACTTCCTTTAATGGTGCAAGGCCGCTATACTGGTATCCGCGTAGCCGCTCCAGTGTCGAATCAAATGCACGCGCTGCGTTATATGTGTCCTGTGTTATATCCGTGCCGTCTTTCTGCTTGCCTTCTGCCGTCAGCGTTGTACTTGCCTGCTGTGCCCCCAATGGCAAGAACCACCAAACGCCGTCACTCTGAAATAACCGCGCGTTAAATACCTTCGTTATGCTTTCGAGTATCTCAAAGGTTGAATAGTATTGATTAACTCCGTTGCTGTCTGGGTTGCCTAGCGATGGATTATAAATTCGCGTATCAATCAA